CGCCACCTGCACCAAAGTCGTTGTGGAAGTCAAGAGTTACAGAGCCGGACTTGAGTCCGCCGATGACCTCAGTCCACCCTTGAGAACCAAAATCCGTGGTCTCGACCTCTGCGGAGTTGATGACCAACTCTGCACGAGCACAAGCACTGGAAATGTCGGTCCCGTTAAGGGTAACGTCAGTCGAAGTGACAACGTATTTCGCCAATTTATTTCTCCTTATGCGTACACGGCAACAGAAAATTCTGCCGCCATATATTCTGTATCATTCAGTTGCAGAGAGCCAACGCTAGTCATACCTCGGACTCGACAGTCCATTGCATTTCCGCCAAGACTCCTATCTGATTCTACCGCAGTTTTGATGCTACGTTCCCCATTCTGCGACGCATACTGATTTAGTGAGCGTTGCGAAATGCGGTCCGACTGCTTGCCCACAATCACAATGACTGTAAACATGAATGTTGTTACGCCTTGCTGAAACGCACCGTCATAATCGATGGTTTCTAGTGCAACAACAGCGGTAGGCGGGTTGGGGTTATCTGGCAACTCCGCACTTGTGCGAAGACCAGAAATCGTTGCAAGGTTTGTCGCAATACCTTGACGAATGGCGGTGATGTCGCTCACTACGCCATCCTTACACGGCAGAAGGGCTCAAGAAGTGTAGCGATGTCTGGGTCAACACGAGCCAACCGAACCACGCCCATAGCGTCGAATCCGGCGACACCCATTGGGCTGTCAGCACGCTTGTAATATCTCGCTGATTGCAAAATGCAGGCTTGACGAATCGCGGTGGGAATAGTCGCGTGACCGAACACGCCAGTGACCTGCACTGTGGCCTCACCCATGCTTGTCGGGAACCAGTAGTCGCCGACAGCGCGAATGTGGTTGTAGGGGACCTGCATGCCGCCAGCTAGCCCATTCAGAGGCTCCAGCTGATAGTCAGTGGTGGTCCAAGTTTGGTCAAACACGCCATCCAGGTTTGTTGATGTCTTCAACGTGGTCAACGATGTCAGGTCGTCAATCTCAACATTGAAGTTATCCTGTGGTGTGTAAATTCGTGTAGCTGTAGACGACGTGAAGACACGTTCCGTGTACTGCTCAATCTGCCGCGAAGCAGCCTCAATAACAAGCTCAAGTAAAGTGTCGTCCACACTGTCGGTCAAATCCAGTGAGCGCTTGACCTCTTCAAGGGTAGCCAGACCATTAGTAATTGCCACAATAAACCTCCAGTATCTAGTCTATCGCGGATTATCCCACGCATTCATGCGACGCCGCTCAAGAGACCACTCACCTGACCCATAATCATCAGCCATCATTTTGCTGTCGTAATAGACAGCGTTATTGTGAAAAGTTTTACCGTTTTGCGCCATCAGTAATCCGTCACTATTAATCGTTGACGAATTGTTGTGGCTTGTGGGAATGCTAATTGACCGAATGTTTACATTTTGGTGTACGGCACGTCTCGCGTAGTCGTTGTCCTCGAAATATGCCGGGTAAAGGGCTTCGTCGAACAAACCCACCCGCTTGACGGCCTCTTCACCGATACAAAACGTGTGCCAGAAGGGAAACATATCAGAAAGGGTTATCTCGTCTCTGCGGGCCTCTGAGAGCTTCTCAAGGGCACTTGACCCATAAACCATGTCGTTAGAGGCAAAAAACCATCTGTCATCATGCGGAAACAGTTTGATACCAAGATTCCACGAAGCCGCAACACCAAGATTGCTTGGCAAGTTCAGAACACGCACATTTTCCACAAACTCAGAATGTAGAACATCGTAGAACTCGCCACCGTTATCAATAATCAGCAAATCACGTACCGGATAGTTGATTGATTGAAACATTCGACGCAACAAGTCATACCTGTTGAGTACAGGAACTATCAGATTAGGTAACATTAGACTCCCTGGAACGTGTGACCCTCAAGGTTAAAGTTCACAAACGGGTTCAACGAGTACACCTCAACCGAGTAGGTTTCTTTCAGCCAAGCCTTCATTTTCATGAGGTGACGGTTATACAAATCCCACGGTTGGTGACCGGGCGGGTACTCGTCCACGCGATGCTCACCGTCGATGCTTCCACAATCAGCACCCACCAACACAATGTTGCTTGCACCCATCCACGCAGCCAAGTGCATTGACCCGTGAATAGAAGAAGACCCAAACACAATCTCATCTGTCTTGGCGTGGACATAAGGGTCAAAAGCGTCACCCTTTGGTGTGCGGTCAGTCAAATAGTTATAGATGACCTGCTTATCATCCTTGACGCAACCCTCGCCAGGTAGATTAGCCTGATTCGGGTGCCACCGGGAAGAACAAAGATCGTGTGTGACCGCAGCCATCATCCCCGGATTAGCCAGATTATTTAGCACGTTGTAGTGGTAATGCGTAAACAAATAATATGCGCTCAGGTCAAAGTGTTGAGCAATCAGATTAGTTGCTACACAAATCTTGCCGTCAAAGAACCGAGGCGACAGATAGCCGACAGACGCACCAGAACCGAACACCCAGATTGTAGAACCAGGGTGCTTATCTTTTAGAGTGTCAAGCCGTTTCAAACTCTGTCCTCAGCAACGGCATCCAGTCACGCTTCCACACAGTCTCAATATCAAAGTCCTTAGCGAAAGCCTTAGCAACCTCTGACTTGCCGTGACCCAGATCGTAAGCTTGCTCCAGGGCGTTCACAATCGACGGCACAGAAGGTGTCTGCCACCAGGACAACTGACCGGCATCCCACACGGGCACACCATCAACCAACCAACCGTCCTCAGCCACAAGGTCCTGTGATGCGGCCCAGTTAGACGCGATAACTCTTGTACCGCAGGCTTGCGCCTCAATCGTCGGCACACCAAACCCTTCACCCATGCTCGGAGCCAACAAAACATCCATGCCCGTGTAGTAAGCAGCCAGGTCGTGTTGTGGGGAACCGTAACGGTACTCAAGCGGGTTGACCAACAACACAGACTCTTGCGGGACACCCAAACCCTTCAGCATCTCCAACAAGTTCCAACCAATACCACCACCGGTAGCGTCAGTGTGCAAATACAGTACAGCGTCCTTGTGTTTCTTCTGGAAGATACTAAACGCCATCAGGTTCTCACTGAAAGCTTTACGGTGCATCAACCCAGAAGCCTTATTCGCGGCAACCATACCCACAACAAACTTGTCACGACTCTTCCAATAGTCGCGCACATCAGCACCACTACTGAGTGTCCAGTTCTCCTTCAACACCTTCGTGTCAATACTGTGAGGTATATACACGTTGTCTATACCTTTGTCATTCATTTGCCTTTGACCGAATGGTGACATGGCGATAGGCAACACGTTAGGTCGGCGTAACCACTGTTCAACCTTCGACGGCATCGTAATGTGATCGAGAGGTGTCCAAGACCAAATCTGACGCATCTCATCGTATTTGGGGGACTCTAAAACCCACACATCGTAAAGGCTGAAGAACAGGTCTTTCTTTTTGACCGAGTTACTCCACATCATAAAGTCCAAAGGTGCGGTGTCCTGTGCGTAACCAGTCAAGCTACGAGGAAAGTGTTTCGCCTCACCATAAGGTGTGCGAATAACATCAATCTTGCCCTCAAGACCAAAGTTAGAAAAGTTAGCCACGTCCAAACCTTGACGTAGCAGAAAGTCAATCAGGTATTTGACCTGTTGACCATACCCAGTCGGCACATCATAAGAGTTCGAGTAAATACCGACAGCACCAGATAGTTGCTCCTGTAAAGCAGGATTCCCCTTTTTTCCCATAACAGGAATCTTAGCAAACAGAAGGGCCGGGGCAACCCACAACCCCGGCCCTTCAGCGTGTCGTCTAGTACTAGGAGCCAGCTCCCACGAAGTACTTGACGTGACCAGCGTGAGTCAGGTCACCATCAACGCGCATCAAGAACCGGTAGAAGGTCTGGTCCTTGTTGAAGGCGTAGTCGGTGCTTGACGCAACCTGGAGGCCACCAGCCATGCGAACCTTGTAGGAAGGCAGGTGTCCGAAGATAACGGACTTGGCGGAAGTGGCAACAGAGGCCATTGCGGGGTTCTCGAAGATCGGGAATCCAGCAAAGCTGTCTGGCTGACCAACACCAACCTGGTACAGGTACTGTCCAGAGTTGTCCTTCAGCTTGCGCATTGCGCCGAGCGAAGAAGTGTTAGCCATGTAAGCAACACCAGGCAGGCGACGAGCTGCACCGTCAAGGCTGTAAGCCAGGTCGATGAGGTTGTCAGCAGTGAACGCACCGGAAACGGCGGTTCCACCAGTGACACCAGAACCAGCAGCGGTCACGATACCGTTAGGCTTGCTCGATCCGTCACCAGTGGTGAGGACGGAGTTAACCGTGTAACCGATAGCGTTACCAGCCTGCTCAGCGAGGAGTGCCTCAAGGTTGAATCCTGCATCTGCGATCAGCTCGTTGCTGACGCCGATGAGGAAGCTGTACTTGTAGGCTCCCAGCGTGATGCTTGAGAAGGTGGGGTCGGACTCAGCAATAGCCGAACCTTCAGTGACCAGTGCAGCAGTGCTGTACGCGGTCATGGTCGGAACAGTGATGTCCTCACCGGAAGTGGTGTTGAAAATCTCGGAGGTGTCCAGCATGGGACCAACGAGACGTGCAACCTGGAAAACCTGGTCGTAGAACGAAACAGGAACAGTGTTGCTGGAGGTAACGAGCGCACGCTTCTCGAATGTGTGCGAACGCATTTCTCCCATACCAATGGCGCGAAGAACGTCACTCTCGCTACGAGCCTCTTCAGAGGGCACATAACCGCGTGAAGCCTCAGCAGCCTCGGACTTACGCTCTTCCTGACGCTGTGCAACAGCAATCGCCTCATCAGCGGCGCGGATGTCAGCTTCAAGAGCGTTCACCTTGTTTAGAGTCTCCTGGTCAAGACCGCCACGCTCTTCTGCCTTGTCCAGGGATTCCTGAATCTGGGCAGTAAGGTTTGCGCGGAGTTCTTGCTGAGACTTTACGAACTCAGACAATTTTGTCTCCTTATAGTGTGATTACAAATACAGTCGCGCTGACGCAGACTTTCACACGGCGGTGCTAACACTCAACCGATACATTAATTTTACCCCAGTAATCACACTTGGGGACAAAAGACCCTCCCGGAAAGGGGGAACGGGAGGGGAAACCCGCTACCGCTTCTCTGCGGCCTTAAAGACTCGGGTTTCTTTGATCGGTTCTACGTCCTCACGCTCAACCTTCGGCGCGGGCGCAGGAGCATCAATGGCGACAATCGCATCAGCCCAAGCGTCAGCAAGTTGCCTCACAGGACCAGACTCGGGATTGCCCGCAACATCCAAGATTACCTTCTTGATTTCAGCCTTAGTAGCCATAACTAAATCCCCTTCAGGAGTTGTTCGAGTTTCTTCTTCTTCAGTTCAAGCATAGACGGGTCAATCTCGTCATCCTTGGTTTCCTCAACAGGCTCTTCAGCCTTCGGGGAAAGCGTGTCAACAACCTGAGTCAACAAGTGTGCTTCCTCATCCGACAAATCCAAACCAGATTCAATCTTCAGCATGGCGTCAGCAAGCGCGTCAGCGTCCACATTGGCGCGTTTAGCAATCTTGTCCAAACCGCGCACAGCAGTAGAACCAGCGGTCTGCTCATACGCGGGAAATGCCACAATGCTGGTCTCGAAAAGACGTACAGAATTGAGTACACGCTCATCAGCGGAAACCCACTCATCGCCACCCTTGGGAACTGAGAAGCCAAAGCTCATTGCGTCAACATCGCCACGCTTGATGAGGTAGGCGGCGTCGCGTCCAGCCTGAGTGTCAGGCAGATCAGCGGAGACACGCAAACCAACGTTGTCTTCTTCGAGGCGGAGAGTTCCCGCTCGTGTTGAACCGAGTACCGTACCGGAGTCGTGGTTCCACAAAAGTTTCACATCGTTGCGGGACTGTAGTGAACGCTTGAAAGCACCCGGAGCGATACGCTCGGTGAACGGCAGTGGCTCAGATGGTGCATCGAAAACGGCGGCGTAACCAGTGAAGGTCATACCCCCACCATCAAGCTCACGAACCTCAAACTTTGTGCTGTTGGTTCGCGTTTCAATCTTCGCCATCTCTTTAGCCTCCACGTTTACAAGCTGTCGATTCTCTTCTTCAAGTCTAGCAACGACGCCTTCAGCATATTCCATAGCGCGAGTTGCGGCGCGTTTCGACGGGCCAGACCCCCACAGCAAGTGAGCCACAACACCCGCAGACGGGTAGCCATCACTACTAGGGTTGGCGTCAGGTGCATCCAAGTCGTCCATGTGTCGCGCAATCCAAGCAGCAATACGAACCCACTTATCAGCAGTCACATTACCTTCAGCCATTGCGCGGGCTTCTCTGACAGTCCTATCCACAAGCCCGTCACCCGAGTAGCCTTCTTCGTGATATTTCAAACCTTGACGGGCTGCGGCTCTCATATAAGCGGGTGCAGACAAATTGACTTCACGGTTCTCATCAACAGAATCAGGTGCATCGTCAAGTAGAGGTTCATCAAAAGCAAACTCGGGCATTTCGTCATCGACGAGTGCGCTGATGCCACTGAGTTGCGAGAACTTCAAACCCAGGAAGGTTGACGCCTCGGTCCACTGCCCGTCCACCTGCTCATACATTTGCACAAGCGCGGCAGGGTCAAACACTGTGCCCATAATCTGCACACCAGAACCAGGAACATCCACAGTGCCCGCACTGACAACCTCACGAATACGGCCCTGGAAAGTTTGACCATGCTCCTTCCAGGAAACAAAATCTCCAGGCTTCAAAGTACCGGGCATGGCACGTTCACCTAAGAACTCAGAATCTTCCTGTGCGGCAATCGCAAGCGCCTGATCGATAGCGTCATCCTTCGTGTCGTGACAACCCATCACTTCGCCATCCTCTTTGATAGTCGCCCACCCCGAGCAACCCTCAGCCGAATCAGTAATGTAATAAGGCATTAGTCCTGAATCACCGCCAAAATCCCCAACTCCAAACCAGACGGGTCTGAGAGCGCATACAAATCATCCCCTGGCCCCAAAGTAATTACCATGCTCTCACCTGGGTCCATGTGAACACTGTTGTTCACGGTAATACCTGGGCCACCAACATGAATGTACTCATTCGAGCTTTTTGTCATGTTGTGCAAATGCACTTCCTGGCCCATGTTCCTTGGTGGCACAACCAACCTCGGTGTTGCACCCAAAGTAACCACATTGTTATAGATAGGCATTATTCGACAACGTACTCCGAGTTAGGGTCCTCCGGGTCAATCTGCGCCGTAGGTTGCAACTGCACAGACGGCAAACCAGTGTGGTCAATCGCAGGCAAACCGAGTTTGTCCAAAACATCCGCAGGATCGAAACCAACCTGGATAAGACGCTGAGCCATATCCACCTTCTCGGTTTCTTCCTTCAACGTGG